CAGCCGGCCTATGAAGAATTGGCGGCCCATGTGCGGCGGCAGTTCGATATTATGCGGCGGCACAGGGACAGTGGCCAGGGATGGACGACGCGCATGGTGCAAGCTCTGCGCATGTTCAATGGGGAGTACGAGCCCGATAAGCTGGCCATGATTAAGGCTTTCGGCGGTTCTGACGTTTACGCCCGCATCGTAGCCGCAAAGTGCCGCGGCGCCACCGCCCTGCTGAGAGACATCTACCTCGGGACCGGGCAACGCCCATGGGCGGTCGAACCCACGCCAGACCCGACGGTGCCGGATGACGCACGGGCGAACATTGACGCCCTCGTGGCGGCCGAGATAGCGGCGTCGTCTATGGCCTCGCAGTCTGGCCTCCCAGACATGGAAACAGGGGCGGCGCTGACGCCGCCATCTGAGGAGGAAGTAGCCGCCCGGCGTGCGTCGCTCGAACAAGCACTCGAACAGGCGGTGCAGAAAAAAGCCCGCGAAGAAGCCGACGAAGCTGAAGCGTACCTCGATGATTTGTTGGTAGAAGGGGGGTTCTATAAAGCCCTCTCCGAGTTCCTGATGGACCTCTCGATGTTCCCCTTCGCGTGCATTATTGGGCCGGTGGTCCATATGACGCCGACAATCAAATGGGAGCGTGGGACTGACGGCAAGGCGAAGATCGTCAAGACTTCCGCCGCGCGCATGTTCTGGAAGCGGGGCTCGCCTTTTGATATTTGGTGGACGCCGGGCGCGTCGTATGTCGAGAGCGCCGAGTTCGTCTACCGCGAGCGCAAAGCGCGCATGGAGTTGAACGGGCTCCTGGGAGTGCCAGGGTTCAATGAGGAGAACATTCGAGCTATCCTGACTGAATATCCAAGCGGGTACACGGAGTCACCCGATTCCGCAGACTCGACTCGGGCAGATCAGGAGAGTCGAGAAAACCCGCACATGAACGAGAGCGGGATGTATGACTGCCTCACGTATTTCGGCTCGGTCCAGGGGCGCTTACTGCGCCAGTTTGGGATGTCGGCAAAAGACATTCCTGATGAAGTCAAAGACTACTCCGTGCAGCTTTACATGATCGGGCGCTACGTCATCAAAGTGGTCCTCTCGCCATCCCCGCGCGAGCGCCCGCCCATCTACATCACGAGCTACAACAAAGTCCCCGGCACGATGGTAGGGAACGCGCTGCCTGATGTGCTTGGGGATATTCAGGATGTGTGCAACGCCTCCATCCGCGCGCTCGTGAACAACATGAGCATGGCTTCAGGCCCGCAGGTGGCCATCAACGAGGACATGATTTCAGCCGGCGAAGACACCTCGCAGTTGTGGCCATGGCGCGTATGGCGGTTTGCGAACCGCCCAGGGTCGCCCTCGAACGCCGTGCCGGTCACGTTCTTCCAGCCGCAATCAAACGCGCAGAACCTCCTCGGGGTCTACGAGAAATTCACCCAGATCGCTGACGAGACAAGCGCCATTCCGCGGTATGTCACTGGCTCTGAGCGGATGGGCGGCGCCGGCCGTACAGCATCGGGCCTTGCGATGCTCATGGGCAATGCGAGCAAGATGCTGCAAACGGTGGCGAGCAACATTGATACCGACATCTTTGAACCCCTGCTCCAGTACCTATACGACATCGTGATGCTGACCGACCAGACCGGGCGCCTTCGCGGCGACGAGCGGATTGCGGTCAAGGGGGTCACGGTGGCCATCCAGCGCGAGACGGAGCGCCAGCGCCAGCTTGAGCTTCTCCAAGCCACAGCTAACCCCCTCGACTCTCAGATCGTCGGCTTGCGCGGTCGCGGCGCGCTGCTGCGCGCGGTTGCGGAAGGGCTTGGACTTGATGGGCAGGAGATTGTCCCAAGCGATAAGGACTTGCTTGCGCGTGAGAAGCAGGCTCAGATGGCTGCGATGACGCAGCCACAAGGCATACCGGGTGAACCCGGGCAATCCCCCCAGGACGCGGCTGCGCAAGCGCAGGGCGGCCAGACAGGGGGGCAAGAAACAGGTCCACGCGAGCTTCAGGGGCCTCGTGTGAATCTGCAAACCCAAGCCCCGCAGTGAGGTTCCTATGAAGGGTATGTCTGGTAAGGGCGCCATGGGCGGCTCGTACAAAAAGTCCAAAGTCGTGTCCAAGGGCAAGCTGCCCGGTATCGCCAAGGGCGGCGGCGCTGGCATGTCAACGCCTATGGGCGGCGTGACGACGACCGGCCCCGCGGTGCCAAAGGTGCGCAACCGCACTCCAAAGACTATGTGAACCCCACATGACCCCCTCGCAACAGCCGAACCCGGTGGCGCTTGAGACTGCGATTCTCTCGCTTCGCCGGAGCAACCAACCAGCCGTTGAGGCGCTTGTCGAAGCCCTCAAAGCTGAAGAAGAATACGCAATCGAAATGCTCACATCTGAGACATCAGACTACGTGAGGAATCGAGCGGGCGCGCTTTACGGGATTCGAGCGGTACGGACCCGCATCGAAGGTGCAGAAGCACGAGTTGAAGAATTCAAGCGCCGTGAAGCCAAAAACGCCCAATACAGAGAGCAGCGGAAGGAATAACCCATGAGTGAAACCATTACCCCGAACATCCCAGGAAATATCAAAGAGCGCGCTGCCAAGGCAGACGAGATGATCCGCGCTCTGGGCAACCCGCAGGCTCCCGCTCCCGCGCAAGGGGGTAGCGAAGGGGCGGGTTCGGAGGCGCCGGTGCAAGAGGTACCTCCGACAGAAGCGGGGGGTGCAGGGACGCAGCCCACGCCTACACAGGCAGCACCCCCCGTTGATGGCCCACCGGCTCCCCCAGCCGCGCCATCTGAACTTGAAGACCTGCGTGCGCAGCTTAAAAAGCTGGATCAGGAGCTTCGCACATGGCGCGGGCGCTATGAGGCAGAGCTTCCGCGCGAGCGGGAAACCCGGCAGGCACTTGAAGCAAGGGTTCAAGAGCTTCAGGCGGAAATAGGGCCCAAGCGCGACGACGCGCCTGGATACACCGCCCCCTCGCAGGAGGAACTTGATACCTACGGCAAAGACCTGTTCGACATAGCCGAGCGACTCATCATGCCGAAAGTGGCGAGCATGCTTGCCGACGCTGAAAAGCGACTCGTGTCGAAGATCGAGTCGGTGACGTATGACGTGGGGGCCACCAAGCAAGAAGTGGCCAAGACAGCGTTTGACCGGTTCAAGGACCGCTTGACCGAGCGCGTCCCGAACTGGACGGAAATCGACTCCAGCGCCGGATTCACGGAATGGCTGGATGAGGTTGACCCGCTTTACGCGGTACCGCGGCGAAATGGCTTGACAGCTTCCGTCCAGGCGCATAATGATGAGGTCACAGCGCGCTTCTTTACTGCGTACTTGAACCAGCAAGGCGCAGGGGGGTCGCGGGGTACGACAGCGGCGGCACCAGCGCCGGTTGTTGGCACGGAGCCCTCGGCTGCCGCCCCACAACCAGCCAGCGGGCCAAAACTCGAAGACTTCGCTGCTCCTGGGAAGCCGACATCCTCGCAGGCGTCCGACCCGGCGCAGCCTGGACCAAAAATCTGGAAAGTGTCCGAAATCCAAGACTTTTACCGTGAAGTTGGCAGAGGGGCGTACCGAGATCGGGGAGAAGAAAAAACCCGAATCGAGCGCGAAATTGCCACGGCGCAAAAGGAAGGTCGGACAGTCTATTCCCCATAAACCGTGAGCCTATACCGCTGAGCGGATACGGCTCGATTGGAGGCAGAAATGTCTTATCCTATTGCAGCGTCGCCGTTCAGCGGCTCCAACCCAAACCCCGCGTATACGACCAATTTCATTCCCGAAATTTGGTCCACCAAGATGATCGAAAAGTTTTATGATGCGACGGTTCTCGCCGCCATCTCGAACACCGATTATGAAGGCGAAATCAAGAACCATGGTGACAAGATCATCATGCGCACTCGCCCGACAATCACGATTCGTAACTACGAAGCGAATCAGGACCTCGTGGTTGAGCGCCCGTCTTCGCCGGTGCTCGAAATGCTCATTGACCAGGGCAAATACTTCAATCTTCACCTCGATGATGTGATGAAGGTTCAGTCTGATATTGACCTGATGAACCAGTGGTCTTCTGACGCTTCCGAGCAGATGAAGATTGTGATTGACACCGATGTGCTCATCCATCTTGTCGGCGCCGCTACCGCGCGCAACCGCGGCACGGGCGCGGGTGCCAAGTCGCAGAACATCAACCTCGGTGTGGCTGGTACGCCGGTCACGATCACTCGTACAAACGTGGTGGATTATCTGATCCTCATGGGTCAGGTACTCGACGAGCAGAACATCCCTGAGACGGGCCGCTGGATCGTGCTCCCGGCTTGGGCGTCGTCCCTGCTGAAGCGTTCTGACCTGCGTGACGCATCTCTGACGGGCGACGGCACCTCCGTACTTCGTAACGGGCGCCTTGGCATGATTGACCGCTTCACCATCTACGGGTCCAACCTGCTGCCCACTTCGGCTACGGATGGCGTGGCTGGCAACGACGCCGACGGCGCGACCTATATCTACGCCGGCGTTAAGAACGCGCTCACCTTCGCGTCTCAGATGACCGAGATGGAAGTGATTCGTTCCGAGCGCACGTTCGGCAATTTGATGCGTGGGCTTCAGGTCTATGGGCGTAGGGTTATTGACCCCACCGCCTATTGCCAGTTGTACGCTAAGCCGGATGCGGCGGCTGGTTCGCCCACCTAATAGGGCGGAAATGGTGGCCCGCTGCAAGGCGGGCCACTTTTCATAGGGGGATGATATGGCGCGTACTGTTGGAAACGTGGTCCTGGCAGCCAGGGCGATCATACAGGACGAGCGAGAACCGTTCCGCGTGCCTGACGCCCAAATGGCGTTGTACGTCACTGAGGCGCTCTCTGAAGCGCGCAGGCTGCGCCCTGATTTATTCCTGACAACACTGCGCGACGCCATCCCCCTTTACACCGCGGCAAACATGGCGACGACGATCCCGCTGCCGGATATGCTGTTCCCGCAGGTGGTGAATTACGTCGCCGGCCGCACCGATTTGCGCGAGGACACGTTCTCGCAGGATGGCCGGGCCATCCTGCTCATGCAGGCGTTTGGCGTGGCTCTGGCTGGAGGTAAAACCCAATGAGCGAGACTCTTGGAGTGCTGGAGTCTATCCGCCAAGCGGCCATGCTGCGCTTGACCGGCGCCACGCCTGAAGCCGTGGACCTTGAGTCTCGGTGGGTCGTCTCTGACTTTCTCGCGCGTTCGCGGGTGTGGAGGCGCGCAATCACGCTCACCCCCGTTGCCAGTGTCGAGGATTACCCGCTCGGAATCGCGAACCATGAATCCGCAGTTCTCCTCCTCGCAGCAAGCTATGATATGCGGGAACTCCTGCTCGCCCCAAACCCACTCATGTCGTTGCAAGACGGGCTCCCTACAGCAGTTATGCTCGCTGATGACAGGACCGCCAGGGTCTACCCAACCCCCACGACGAGCACCACCAAGAGCGTCAAGGTTGAGGTAGCGCTGACTCTGCTCCCAATGGCCGAGTCAGTCATTCCGGCTGTTGTGCGTCCCTACCATGAGACGCTGCTTCATGGAGTGCTTGCGCGCATGTATAAAATGCCCGATAAACCGTACACCAACCAGCGCCTTGCTCCAGAGCACCAGTGGAATTATGACCGTGGGGTGTATGATGTGAGGCGGATGACAGACGGCGGCCGTGGCCGTAACGCCATGTTCGTTCAGTTCGCTCCATTCGCGTGAGGGTCCGATGACTGTCCTTTTCAGTAATAACGCCGTTTCTTTTTTGGCGCTGCAAGCGCAACTTATTGACACCGTTCTTTCGGTGTCGGCTGGTACAGGGAATCGGTTTCCCTCCCCCGCTACGGGCCAGCATTTTTTTGCCACGATCCAATCGGGCGTAAATTATGAAATCGTGAAATGTACCGCCCGCGCCGGCGATGTTCTTACTGTTGAACGTGCGCAGGACGGTACATCAGCGCGGCTGTGGAGCGCCGGGGCATCCATTGATATGCGCGTTCCAAGGGCGGTTTTGGATGCCTTTATGCAAAAAGACGGCTTTGTGCCCCCGGAACCAACCGCGAATATCCCTATGAACGGGTTTCGCCACACAGGCGCCGCAAACGGCGTTGCGCGGGCGGATTATGGAACGCTTGGCCAAGTGCAAGACGGCGCCTTTCTCTGGGGCGGCACGGCGAGCGGCACGGCCAATGCGATTACTGTCAGCCTATCGCCGCCGATTAGCACATATGCGGCTGGGCAGGAGTTCCGTTTTGTTTCCGGTGCGGCAGCGAACACGGGTGCGGTCACGCTCAACGTCAACGGCCTGGGTGCGGTGGCGATCAACAAGGGTGACGGTACCTTGGCGCTTGCCGCTGGCGATCTTCCCGCATCCCGCATTATCACGGGGACGTATGACGGAACGCGATTCAGAATAAACGCCAGCTCTCCTATATTTAATGTAGAAGATTTCAACATTCTTCCTAGTAACGCTGACAACGCGACTGGTTTTGCCAATCTAGCAGCAGCGGTCCAGGCGCGCGGCGGCGGGACCATCTTGTTCCCCGCTGGTCAGACCTATGACGTGTTCACCTCATCTTTCTCGGCGCCAGTTTCAACCCTCATGGCCTTCTCTGGACTAAAGGGAGTTCGCATTCTTATGAACGGGTCGCGCATCCGCACCACGCGCGATTGGGTGGCGGGCGCCGCAACTTGCCGCATGTTCCAATTCACTGACTGCGAAGATGTAGACTTGGAATTTTCGGCGTTTCAAGCAACCGGCACCACGACTGATATGTTCACGACCGGGCACATCGGCGCTTATTTTATTAACGCATGCAAGCGCGTTCGAGTGCGGGGCCGCTGCGAAGGTGGCCGATCTGGGGTTGAGGTAGTGCGCGGCGCGGGATTTGCCATTGCCAATTACGCCGAGGGGTTTGACATTGACCTTGAGACACAGAACGTATTTTACCCAATCGCGTTTGAGCGGAACGGAAGAAGCGCACAGATTAAGCTGATTGCAAAATCTGCCGGACGTTCGCTTTTCTTGGCAAACGCATCAAATATCCGCGCCGATGTCTGGACAGACAACACAGGCGGGTATGATGATATCGTACTTTCGGCGTCGTGCGCACCAAGCGAAGGTATCATCAACAACGCCTGCGACAATATCGAATTGAAAGTCACGCATAGGCCCCCCTTCGCTGGCACCAGCGCGCTTAGTGCGCTTGTCACGCTGGTCTATCAGCAGATGGACTCGGTGAATGAGATTGTGCCGGGGCGGTTTTCAAATATCTCAGTGCGTCTTGACGGCGATTATCAGGGCAATGCAAATTTGGTCCCAGCCAAATTCTTCTATGCTGCAACACAGAAGTTCGGCAGCGTCAACGCGACTGCTTCAACCGCGCATTATATGGACAATATCAAAGTATCCGGCGCCGTATTCGCCCCAGGTGGTTCCGCTATTCTGGTGGATTTTTTGCGCGACGGGAACGCGGCCTTGGGCGCTTCGGCTGTCATCGGCAACATTGCGTTTGAAGATTGGGCGGTGACGGGCGGCTCGGGCGCACAATCTTTTGAAATCCAAGTAAGTGTTGTGGATTTCAATTTAGCTTTGACGAACATCAATAACCCAAACGGCGCTATCAATTTTGCAGGCACTTTGCCGGTCGGGATACTGGACGCCAGCCAAGGGGTTATCGCCAGCAATTTCCGATCATCCGGCAGTAACGCCAATGGCCGTTACCGGCGATTGCCTGACGGGCGGATGCGCCAATGGGGCACCGCCGCAAGCGTCCCGGCTGTGGCGAATACCACTGTCACCTTGCCGGTATCTTTCCGTGATAATGCGGGATTGCCTCAGTTACAATCAGTAACGGGCGGAACGACAGATGTGCTTAATATCGCGTCTGTCACTGCCAGCAATTTCCAAATAAACCGCCCCGGTGGGGTATCCGCGATTTCCGTAGCGTGGGCGGTGGAAGGGGACGCATAATGGCACCGACGTTACACAGTCCATTAACCATCCAATAGGAGCTTCCAATGCCATCTCGTTCTGCTCGCGCTCTACGGTTCCGCGAAGGTGCCGACGCCTCGGGGGTCACTGCTTACCAGCGCGGTGAGCGCTCCATGCGCACGCCGGCCCAGCAGCGCGCACTCGCGCTGGCTGAAGGCGGTAAACCGCCGCCTGCGAACACCGTAGCACCGGCTGTGACTGGTACCCCCACGGTCGGCCAGACACTCACCACGACCAATGGTACATGGACCGCGCTTTCTGGTCCGACGTTTACGCGCCAATGGTTCCGCGGAAACACCCCTATCGCCGGCGCTACAGCGCTTACCTACGTGCTGGTAACCGCAGATCAGGGATACAGCCTGTTCTGCCGAGTGGCGGCGACCGATGCAAACGGGGTGGCCAGCGCTGATTCCAACTTCCGTGGCCCTATCGCGTAAGACTCCGCGGGCAGTCAGAATCGGAGGCACCTATGCACATTGATCTTTCTTTCTTATGGACGGCTGCACTTACGTTTCTGATCGCTCCGCTCACGTACTTCTTGAGGTACAGCCTTGAGCGCCTTCGTGCGCTTGAGTCGTGCATGGCCCAGACCCGCGAGCAGCTTGCGGAAAAATACGCCACAAAAGCAGACCTGCACAGGGATGTGGAGCGCGTTCTAGCTCGCATCGAAATGCTGGACCAGAAGCTAGACAAAGTGTTACTGTCCAACACGCGCTTCAAAGGAGCAGACCAGTGAGCAAAACACGAGCGATGCAGAGCCGCGGGTTTAGGAACAATAACCCAGGCAACATTGACTGGAACGCGAAGAACAAGTGGCAAGGGCAGGTGGGGATTGAATCGACTGGCAATCCTCCGCGCTTCGCCACGTTCTCAACCCCTGAGTACGGAATCCGCGCATTGGCGGCATTGCTCACCGTCTACCAAGACCGGCACAACCGCCGCACGATCCGCGAAATAATCGAGCGGTGGGCGCCATCTAACGAGAACAACACTGACGCCTATGTGTCCCAGGTAGCCCGCCATATGAAGGTGGAGAGCGGGAGCTATATCGTTGACACCCACAAGTACGAAGACCTGCGCCCGCTGGTCGAAGCAATCATCACCCACGAACTCGGGGGGCAGCCTTACGACGCGCGAGTGATTGACGATGGCTTGAGGCTGGCCGGCGTGCCGAAGCCGGTGACGACCCCTGGTGAAGCGGCCCGCACTCAGACCGGCACAGGGGCGATTACTGTGGCTGCTGCGGCTTCTGCGGCTGCTACTGCGGCCCCTATGATCCAAAGCCTCGGCTCGCTCCCTCAGTGGGTGGGCGTGGCCCTGGTGCTCGCTGTGGCGGCTGTGGCGGTGGCCTATGTGCTGGCTAAGCGGATGGAGAAGTGAGCCATGCCCAAACAAGGGTTGTACGCGAACATCCACGCGAAGAAGTTGCGCATCGCTGCGGGCTCTGGCGAGAAAATGCGTAAAGCCGGCAGCAAGGGCGCACCGACGAAAGCTGATTTTGTGAAGTCTGCGAAGACAGCGAAGGAACCTAAAAAATGAGCGCGTTGATCGCTCTTGTTGGGGCTCGTGTGGCAAAATACCTCGCTATTGTGGGGGCCGTCATTGGGGCGGTTTTCGCTATATGGTTCAAAGGACGGAGCGACGGTTCCGCCGCCGCTCGCGCACGCGCTACTCAGGATGAATTGAATTCAGCGAAGGAGAGAGCAGATGCGGATTCTCGTGCTAACCGTGAGTCTGATCCTGTTGAGCGCCTGCGAGATGATTGGTCGCGGAAATGACTGTGTTGCGTGGCGCCCGATTTTGGTTCATGGTGACGACCATCTGACGACTGAAACCGCGCGAGATATACTTGCGCACAACCTAGTGGGCCGCCGCCTCTGCGGCTGGTGAAAGGACTAAACCCAATGGCAAAGAAACCAATGAAGCCCTGCAAAGCCTGCCCAACACCGGCAAAATGCGCAAAGGCAGGGAAGTGCCTCGGGGGTAAGTGATGGCGAAGTCACCGGCATGGACTCGCAAGGAGGGTAAGAACCCGGCTGGCGGTCTTAACGCCAAAGGCCGGGCGTCCTATAACCGTGCCAACCCTGGCAAGCCGGGCCTCAAGGCCCCGCAGCCAGAAGGCGGCCCGAGACGCGATAGTTTTTGTGCTCGGATGAAGGGGATGAAGGCAAAACTGACCTCCGAGAAGACGGCGAGCGACCCAGATTCGCGCATCAATAAATCTCTAAAAGCGTGGAAATGTTGATGCGCGCTTTTAACTAAGTTTTGGCTGGAGGGTGTTATGGTCGCGGTACGCATCGAAAATTTCGCCGGTATGGCACCACTTGTGTCTCCCCGTCTCCTGCCGACCAACATGGCCGAAGCTGCCTATAACGCAAGTTTCCGAAACGGCGAACTTCGTAGTATACGGCGGATGGATAAACTTAAAGACTACTCTGCGTCTCCGGTGTATGGATGGGCTGTGCGCGTGCCTGATCCTGCGGCTCCCGCCGCCCCCGTGTGGGTTCCCTTTACCTCTAAGTACGCCGATTTCTTTCCAAACCCACTGACGAACGATGCTTTTGATCGGTACGTGTGGGTGGATAACAACGCCCCCGGCGTTGCTGCGTTCCCGGTACAAAACAGCTTCGCGCGCATCAAAGCGGCTCAGCCTACAATCCAACTCGGGGTACCGGCGCCAACCAACGCGCCCACGGTAGCGATCACGGGCGGTTCAGGCATCAATATCACGCGATCCTATGTCTATACCTACGTCAACCTTTTCGACGAGGAAGGGGCTCCATCCAACCCGGTGACGGCGACGGGGCATCTGAATGGCACATGGACGATCACGGGGTATATCAATCCCGCAAATGCCGCGACTCGTGGCCTCAACAGAATCCGCCTCTACCGAACCATAACAGGGTCTATTGGTACGCAGTTTTTCCGCGTAGCAGAGTTCGCCATCAACACCGCTTCTTACGTTGATTCACAAACCGACGCTGCTGTAGCGCAAATTGGTGTTGTTTTAGAATCGACCACCTGGGCGGAACCGCTTCAGATGGAGGGCATCACACTTATGCCCAACGGCTTTTTCGCTGGGTGGAAAGGGCGCAATTTATATTTTTCCGAACCGTACCGTCCTTGGGCGTGGCCGGCAGAATACACGCTTTCAGTAGACCACCCTATCGTGGATTGCGGTGTCGTCGGACAGACCTTGGTTGTATTAACTTCGGTTTCCCCGGTATATGTCACAGGCGTTACCCCTTCAGCGATGAGTATGGCAAAACTGACGCAGGTAGAGCCTTGCGTATCAGCAAACTCTGTCGCGTCCTCCCCTGAAGGACTGTACTACGCTTCACCGAACGGGCTAGTAGTGGCTACTCCACAAGGGGTTACTTCAGTAACAAGGAACATCATTGGCCGGGAAATTTGGCAGCGGGATTATATCCCGTACATCGAAGATTCCGTGTTCTATGACGCACAGTATATCGCTACCGGGTCCGCGGGATCGGGGTTTATTTTTGGCGCTCTTGGTGACCAGCCCTATATTACCCGCCTCGTAAATTTTCCGACTGTCACGAGTCTATGGACCGACCCTTACACGGGTGAAGCCCATATGATGATTGGCAATGACGTATATCAATGGGACTCTCCATTTACTATTTTTGAAGTTTCTGAGTGGGTGAGTAAAGAATTCCAATACCAAAAACCTATCAACCTTGGAGCGTTATCCGTATCGTTCGATCCCGCCTACGCCATCCAAGCTGGTGAAGAAGCACCGGCCCCCATACCCGCGATCACTGTTGTCCCTGTCGGGGGGCCTTGGCCTGAATTGACTTCCCTCATTGGGTATAATCAGGTCAACGGCGCCTCCATCAACGGCGCCCCTTCAGCAGGAACCTTCCCGCCTGGAAATTCATCTCCTGTAAAGGCATGGCCTTATTGGTACGGCGTGGTGCCTGATATGCCAGAACTCACGTTACCAAGTGATGTTGAGTGTGAAGTGGCGGTGGTCGCAAACGGAAACATTGTGTGGCAAGGCTATGTGGAAGACGGAGTACCCCACCGCCTGCCGAGTGGGTTCAAATGTGAACGCTGGCAATTTAAGATTAAAACCCGCGTCCCCATATATAATTTGCAGGTAGCCGAGACTTCCAAGGAGTTGGCTGTTGTCTGATAAATTCCCTGCGATCCCAACGGTAGTGGAGACTCTCGGGAGTCTCTACCGAACGATTGACGCCCTCAAGCAAGTTGTTGAATTGCTCATAGGGACGCGGGGCAGCGGGCAGCTTGCGGCTGTCTTAAAGCGAGATTTGGAGTTGAAGCCCCTTCAGTTGCAGGTGTTCACCACGCAAAATCTACCATTTGCGCGTGATTGGAAATACTGCGTCGCTTATGTCGAGGATGGTAATGGGGGCAGGCATGTTGTGGTCAGCGATGGCTTAGTATGGAAATACGCTGATGGGGGCCATGTATGAAGACCGTGGTGCTGAACGACCAGAGCATCGGGGAGTTCGTCGCTACTCGCGCGAAGTGTGAATACAACCCAGCCATTCACACGACGATTGGGGTAGTTGACGACTCCAAGGCGCTCGACGATCCGGCCCGCATCCATGGAGGCGTGGTATTTTATGGGCACACGGGGCCAGCCATCTGGATTCACGTCGCGGCGCGGGATGAAAAATGGATCACGCCGGATATGCTCTGGTGTACCTTCCATTACCCCTTCGTGCAGCTTGGGTGCGCTTACCTGTACGGACTCTTGGAATCAGCCAACGAATACACGCTGAACTTCGATCTGAAGCTGGGCTTTGAGGTCCAGGCCGTCTTGCCGGGATTGTTTGCATCTGGCCCTGGTCTGGTGATATGTATGGAGCGCGACAAATGCCGCTGGCTGAAATTGAAGCCGCGCCGGCTGCA